CAAATGTAATATCTTCTCTTTGAATTGTGTCTGTAAAACTTGCATCTCTTTGAGAATAAGATACTACGTCTGTACCTCTAGTTACTTTTTTTATTTTTGTTTCATATTCTGGAAATAAGTTAATAAGTCTGGATCTAGATATATTTTTTCTTATTTGAATAAAGTTTGCATCTCTATATAAAAAATCTTGACTAGAAGGGTCTACATATACATCATAAGGATTTATTCTATTAAATCTTACTTCCCCCATTCCTCTATCTGCATCTTTGTCAATATCTATTAAAAAGTAACCTACACCTTTAGTTAATGAATCTAAAGCTATTTGACTATAGAGAGATTTACCATTAGATAAGTACCAACAATAATCTGCTATATCAGAATGGACTTGAGCAACGTCTACGTCATCACCAGTTGCCCCTACAGCTTTCCACTTAGGACTATTTGCAGTAACAAAGTATTTCATTATTTCTATAATAGGAGTTATTCTATTAATAGTAAATGTAGGCATACCAGATTCTTCTAGCATTGTCATTTCTTCTTTAGTCAATTGTTCATTAAGATAAAAATCATATCCTTTTTGACTAGTGGTTTGCCATCTTTGTCTATGAGAGTTATTTGCTTTATCCCATATTTGTTTATTTACTTGTGCTTTATTTTTTTTAGTTACTCTTGCCATTGTTAATCCCTTATCTCTACATGAACTAAGTCATCAAATTTGTTATCATTTATATCTCCATCGGAATCCCAATCGCCACCCCAACGAATTTTTAATCCCATAGATTGACCAATACCTCTTAACATTCCACCCATATAGTGAAACATTTCTCTGTCTTCCCAATTTATCGGGTAAGGAGCGAGATCAACAGCTTTTCCTGTTATGTGTTTGGAATACTTTGTTTTAGTTTTCCCTTGTGCTAATAATTGCTCTTGCCGCTCCTTACTCCGCACACCTTCTATAATGGTTACATCCATTATTTTAATTAATTCATTAAGAACTTTTACTAAATTAGAATCTACACCCTTTAATCTTTCTTTGCTTTTTTTTCCAAATCTATACATGAATAATCCCTATGATATTAACCAACTTTTTGCTTTTCTTTTTGGTTTAAACCAACCTTTCTTTTTTTTATCTTTTTTCATGTTTGGTGGAAAAGCATGAATTTGTGCGTAATAAAGGCTCTCAATTGTGTCATCATGAGCCATCTTAGGGCCGAAAGTAAGGATTTCGTTGATTAAATCAAACATATTTTTCTTTAAATATACAGTTCCTGTACTAAAACGTGCAGAAAGACCAGAATAAATTCTATTTCGTTTTTGAGTTCCTCCCGGTTTTTCAGGAATAACAGATATATTAAATTTATTTAATCTTCTTCTTTCATCGTTTAATGCTTGGAATATACTTCTATTCATAGCAACATCTTCTACAGTTGAAGAACTACAATTATACTTTTCATGTAATTCTAATATTAAATCTACTACACCTTTCTTTCCTAATATTTCTCCTGTGTCTGGATTTTTAGATCCAATAGTAGGAATACTTCTATGCCTTTCATATTCTAGTACATATAAATTATTATTTCCATCAATTGCAATAACAGTTATTACACTATAATCAGAATGTTTTGTATCAATATCTGTAGCAGGATCGCAACCTATAAATGTATTAACTGGAATTTCTTCATTGTCTTTTATTAAAAAATTAACACCATCTTCATGTTTAAAGTATCCTTCCCAATATCGTATATGCTCTCTTCTCCATATAGCATCTTCTTTTGATTGAACTTCCATCATGTACTCTTGATAGAATTTTTGAGGTTGTCCAGAATCTGCATAGAATTTTTTCTTTTCTTCTATCTTTGATAATGGAAACCACCCTTCCCATAATGGAGTAGTTTCGTCTAATAAAGCCTTATATGTAATTACTTTCCAAGCAAAAGATTTATTTTCTTTTTTTGCTTTAGCGTGCTTATTTATTAAATGATTTATAAAAGAATCATAATGGACTGGAGTACCATTAACTCTCAGTCTTCCTGTATGTGGTTCAATAGCAGGATAAACAACTGCAGTAACTAAGTTTGCATTTTTATCTCTAGCTTCTTTTGTTATTGTATTGTTTTCATGTTCAAAATCATCAAGAACAATAAGGTCGTATCTTTTATGTAACTTTGCTCCACCACGAATACCTGCTACATTAGATTTACTTATAAGCTTACATCCGTTTACTAATTCTATATCTTCTTCCGTCCATTTTTTTCCTTTCATTGGCCCGAAATAATATCGTATAGAATCATTATTTTCTAAGTGGTATTTAATATAATCCATGTTACCTACACTTAATTTTTGTGTAGCGGATACCCAAGCATAAAATAAAAAGTTTTCTTTACTTGCAAATACAAAGTCTTTTATAATAGATGCTTTTGTAAGAACTGTTTTACCATGACCTCTTGGAACTATAATTGCAGTTTGTTTTACTTCTTTATCATCTATTGCATCAGATATTTCATAATGAAAAAATGGAGTTTCAGACCTCATAAAATCATCTGGTAAAAATAATTTACCAAAAGAGATAAGGTCTTTATACGCTAATTGTAAGGCTTCTTCAGCTTTGTTTATGTTCTGACTGTTGATATTTGCCATCTAAGTGGTCTTTGAATTTATCTTCTAGTTTTTCCATTTCTATAAAATCATTAAATAATGTTTCAGTAACCCTAAGTCTTTCTGTGACAAAACTTAATTGTTGATATATACTTTTTATAGATCTTCTTAAATCATGTTTAGTAATTGTATTTTTTTTCTTCATGCCTGCTCCTTTATTTTTTCAGGGATGTCTAACATTCTTATAATTTTTTGCATTCGTTTAATATTATAGTATGTAGTAGAAGTCATATTGTACAATATAAAATCTTGAGAAATCATCTTATCTAATTCTTTTAAATAGATAATAGCTTCATCTAATTCTAATTCGTTAGGTACATCGTCTATAGGTTTTAATTCTCCCAACACTCGACTCCTTTCTCTGAGAACTCCATAGTAACCCATCCAGTTCTTGCCAAAGGATAAAAAGAATATCTAGCGTAATCAGCATATTTAAGAAATGATCCACCTCTTATGTACCATTTTTTTCTTTCTTCTTCTTGATCATCTTTACTAACAACAAAACTATGCATAGGTTTTACATATAATTGATGATTGTGTCCTAAGAAAAATACATCTCCTTCACTATATACTGAAGCCATTTTATCTAATTCCATATCCCCATTTTTTCCCCCACCTTTACCATGACCACTAACTAATTTATATTCTTTATCTTTAATAGTTATTTTAGTATATCCGGGCATTCTAAAGTAAGGAACTTCCATTGCTTCAGCAAGGACTTTACATACATCAAAGTTTAGTATATTAAATGATCTAATATAATCGTGGTTTCCTCCTCGAATAAATAAACACTTGTCTTTAATTGGCTCTATTAATCTTATAAACTCTAAGTATTGTTCATCAGGTGGAATATCTTGTCCGTCTTGACTAATTTTATAATTAGGTGGAATTAATTCTAGTAAATCTCCATTACCAAACCATCTTGCATCTTTATCTTCTGCAATCATTTGTACAGCTCGATGAAACTTCTCACTATCAAACTCTACTGCTCCTACATGGACATCAGTTAATCCATGAACTCGTAATGTCTTTTTACTTTTAACACTTAATACATCCCCGGGTTCTACATCTCTATTATTAGCATATGGAGTGTTTTCTAATACTTCGTATGTTATTGAAAAATTTTTCTTACAACTATTGCAAACATATTGTTGTTTAGGTTTATCTCCTTTCATGTGGCTTTTACTGCCTAATTTAATTGTACCATTTTTTTTAGTATGAGCAGATTTGCAATAAGGGCATATCATTTGGATTCTCCTTCGATTTGTTTTTGATCTCTAGATGCACCTTCTAATTGTTCTTGTGAGAAACCTTGAAATACACCCATTAGACCTACCTCTTTTTGTTTTATATTATTGTTTGATGTTCCTACTATTTTACCTAATTCTTTTGCAGATTGTAAAATTATATTATCATCTTCACTATAATCAGCAAGATGTTTTAATTTACCTAATATATATTCGTGGTCTATCCCTAAACCTTTTGCAACGTCAAGCACTGATTTTTGTATTTCTTCCATTACTCTTTCCTGTTTTAATAATATAGTCGCTTTCTTTCTAGCTTTTTGATTAGACTCTTCTTTAAAAGCATTTTTATATGCATCTAAAGCACCCATACCTACAACAACATTTGTAGCAAAGTCTTTTTCTTTATTGGTGATTTTAGTTCTTTTATGTACTCTTTCGGAAGTATTTTTTATAGTCTTAGAAAATGTGTATCTATTAGGGTGACTAGAAAAGTCTGTATCCATTTTTGTAGATTTTTTATTAATAAAACTACCTACGACAGTCCGTACCCAACCGTCTGCATATTTATAATTTTTTGTATCTGAATGATGACTTACCATTTTTTTAACTTTTAATAATTGTACAATTCTATCATCGTCACTATATACCCAACTATTTTCGTCTGCTTTTCTCCAATCGGGATGTACAACTGTATTAGGATGATCTTTTTTAAACTCTTCTAAATCATCATATACAAAGTGTTTTATGTTTTTTATTCTTCTGTTTTCCATATTAATTTGTCTGTTAATACTAGCACTTGCTCTGATAGACCATCAATTAAATCGCTTATTTCTTCAGGTATTAAATAAATTTTATCATCTACTTCAATAGCAACTAATTTATTAGTTAAACTACTTAATATATCTTGTTGTTTTTTAAGAGGCAGATTTGCTATACTTTCTATCAGGTTTGCCATTTACTTTCTTTTTATGTATTATTTTTAATATAGACGTAGCGGTATATATCATACCATCTAATATTTCTTCTAAAGCTTCTATTTCCCAAACTCTACCATCAAAAGGATTAAGTTCTTCATTGTATTCTCGTTTCCCTTTCTCAAGTCTTTCTTTTAATAACTCTATTATCTCTTTATTCATATATACCTTTATTTTCCCTTGCCCAACCACCCACTAAGTTAAATGATAGGTCAATACCAATACAAGTACAAACCCCAGTTATTTACTAAAAAAATTGTAGGATTTTGATAGAGAGTCTTATTTATACTATGTACCCCCTATTGGGGGGATTCCCAAAATAGAATTTTAGTTATTTTTCATTTTATATATTATAATAATAATTATTAAACTAATATAAAGGAGGTGACATATGTCACTATTAAACAAACAGGAAGATAACGTAGACATAGTTGAAGACAAGTTGTCTGATGTTATGCACATGGATGCTGATGTATTTATGGCTAATGCTATTATGGAATTGCAAGAACAACCTCTAGCTACTAAGCGTAGAATTGCTAAGAATATAGCTGCTACTGCTAAGTTGTATGAGACTCAAGCACAGATGAATAATGATAGATATGCAGCTAAGAAATGGGGTCAGATAGGATGGAGTCTTAGGACTTTAAAGTAATGAGAATGGGAGTGATTAAGTTTGCTCCCATAACCTCTTTTTATTTATATTTTATTATTATTATTATTTATACATGTATATAAGTACGCAACTGTTAGTATGCTATTGGGTGTATATGTGTGTTTATTAGCCTATATTGTATGCATACAGACGCATAGATAGTTTATGTATATATATAGTAATTTTAAGATAACTTGGGTATAAACATTAGTAATTACGCATAGACCTTGATCAACGTGTCTAAGAGAGTTAAAACTAGATTATCTCCGTAGAGGGATAACGGGCTACTCGGTATAAACTGATCAAAATTTTTTTTGCGCTGTTGATGTGAACGAGCATATTCCGATTCTATTTTGTTTATGTATAAGAACTCCGCAGTTCTAAGCCTCGTAAGTCAGCAGTGCAAGAACTTAGACTAGACTCGGCAAGTCGATGAACCAAAGGGCTGGTATGTATAAAGATATACTAGTTATAATCCGCCCAAAGCGGACACCATTTAGTACACATCTTATAAGCGTAGACCTACAGATGTTATTAATATGGATAAATAAAAAGACCGTTCATAGAATGGACTTTTTTGCAAGGCTTTATACTAAGTCAGCCCTCGTCTAAACTTAGGTAAGATTTACTAAGCGATTTAACTAAACAGATCTCCGTTAAGTGATACCAGCCCGATACCTAATAACAAAAAGTCGGGCAAACTTTAATTTAAATAATCTAAAGGGAGTAATAAAAATGGATAAAGAGCAAAGAGAATTACTTTTTAAACTGGTTACGGAGGAAAGAGATAGGCTAAATCTACTTAGATATGAATATGCTTATGATAGTAAGGAACAAGATAAAATATGGAAAGAAATAAGTATATGTAATAGAACTTTAATACCCTTAGAAAGGAAAGCATATGAAGATAAGTAAGTTCAGAGCATTGATGACACTAGAGAGAGTAAATGAAAGAGTAAAGCATTGTAAAGAATATATAACTTCTTTTGGTGAACCATTAAGAAAAGACTATGATGATTTAAAAAACTTAGATCAGATAGTAGGTTATTATATTGGATATAGTGAATGCTTGAAAGAAATAGAAGATCAATTAAACGAAACAAAAAATCAAACAAAAGAGGAATAAATTATGGTTAAAGAATCAAGTAATGAAATGCTTTTAAATAGAGAAAAAGAAATATTTGTTTTAGAAGAAAAGCTAAACAAAATAAAATCAATATTTGATAATGAAAGAATGCTACAGCTTACCGATATGATTAATGAAGTTGAAGATGTAGTAAAAGAAAAGAATAATGAGCATTCTAATTATGAATCAGAAAGTAAATCGAAAGATAAATTAGTTAAAGACTTAGGGCAAGAAGTTAATGGAAGTAAAATTATTTCTTATGCTAACATTGTAGAAGAACTAAAAAGATTAAACAAGCAAAATGAAAAGTATGTAGATAAAATAAATGATTTGTTTTATCGTGCTAATTCATTGCAAGACGAAGCTGCAGGTTTAGTAGATGAGATTAACGATGTTGTTTAATAATTTAAAAGAAATAGAAAGTAAAGAGTTCAATTGGTCTAAGTACAAACAAGATACAATTAATCGTTTTGTGAAGAAGTTTGGAAGTCTAGAACAAACAATTATTGTACTGGATGCTGAAATTCAAAGTCTTAAAGTAACAAATTCTGCTTTACAAGAGATGATAGATTGGGATGATGAATGTATGGAAATGAATGGTTAAAAAACAAAGGAGAACATTATGAGTAAAATAGGATTTATAGATTATTTATGTGAAAATAATGATCAAAAAGGTTTACTTGAAGAAGTAGGCACTCAAGAAGATGTTAATTACTGGATGAATAAACACAAACAAGGAAAAATAAAAGAGGAAATCAATATGTATAATTCAAAGAAAATGGTAGTTGTTAATTCGTATATATCGTCATACAACAGAGGCAATTTAGAATATAAAGGAGTTGCCTACAGAAGAATGATGAAGCTTATCGATGTATTTTTTAGTTCTGCTTTAATGAAATCAAATTTGTTAAACAAAATAAATCATAAAGAAGCAATGAAAAAAGAGGAGAAAAATAATGATAGCAACAACAAGTAAAGTCGCATACAAAGAAATTAATGAAGAAGGAACAATGAAAACACAAAGAGATAAGATATTATACGTTGTGAAATCTCATTGTGATAGAGTTGAAAATATATTCAATGGTATTTCGTTGAGAGAAATTTCATCTCTTACTGGTTTTGATATAAATGCTGTAAGTGGAAGAGTAAATGGATTGAAAAAAGACGGATTTCTAAAGACAGTAGAGAAAAGAAAATGCTCAATAACAAAAAGACTTGTTTCTCCAGTTATTCCTATTAATAGTGATGATGAAAATGCAGAACTTGTAAAAGATTCTATATATCACATGGAAGATAAAATCAAATTATTATTGATGATAAAAGGATATAAGAAAATAAAGTTTACTTCTACTTTAGATGGGACAAGAGTTCTTAGAGTAGAGTATTACAAACAAATAGATGTAAAAGACGTACATTATTGTCATTTGCATGGAGATCTTTTCTTATCAGAAGTTAGTGCGTGGGATGATGATTGTGGAGAAAAGTATTGGTATCTAGTAAGTGAACAATAAAAAAGGAGATAACAATGAGCAAGCAAGGACTAATATCAGGATATAAACCTAATCCAATTAGTAAATATATTGTATTACTTAGTTGTGGTAGAACAAAAGAACTTGAAAAACAATTGTATAAAGATATGGAAGTGTACAAAATAAATGAACCTTTTTATCTTATTGATATTTTTCAAGATGGTGTTAATCAAAGTGATACGGAAGGAACAAGTTTTGCAAGATCGTGTGAACTTATACCTTATGAAGTAACCTCTAAATTTGGATATGGTATTGATGGAGATGGATATAAAGTATCTAGAGAGTATTGGTTTAAAAATACAGAAACTAATACAATTATTACTCTGTACGATTGGAAACGAACAACTCTTTATGATCCAGAATATCTTAGACCTTCAGAGTTTTGGGAACTAGAAGAACCAACTACATTTAACATTGGATCTAAAAATCACGCAGATACTTATGGATTTGTAAGATGGTTACAAACTAAACTAAAGTAATTGGTATGTGGATAAAATGTAAGAGTTGAAGCCAACACTAATAAAACCGAGTGTGTGAGATTTACGATGCGTAGATAAAAGCCGGACACTCTTACATTTTTGATTGACTCTAAGTATTGATATTATTAAATTTAAGTAACCATAGGGAGAGAATATGGATCTAATCAAAGTATACACAGATTATCTTAGTCATCTAAATAAACAAAGAGCAAGAGACTCTGAAGAGTTTCATGCATCCTCTGCTGGAAGTTGTTATAGAAAACAAATGTATAACTTCTTCGGGTATGATAAAAAAGAAATGGATGATAAATCCTTAAGACTACTTAGACTTGGAACTATTACACATAGTGATATAGAAGAAGCAGTCAATTGGAGAAATGAGATAATACAAGAAGAACAAGAAAAACTTCAACCAACAAATGCCGTACAATTATATTCAGAACAAAAAATATCTGTTCCCGAATATAACTTAGTAGGTACTTACGATGTTGGAGAAGCTTTGTTTAAAGATGGAGAAGTAACTGAGTTTAATCTTTACGATTTCAAAACAGTTGCAGCTTACAAATGGACAACAAAGTTTGGCCGGAAAGAAAACCGAGTCGCAACAACAGATACTAACTATAAGTTACAATTAGGTAGTTATGCTCTAGCAATCAAAGAAGAGTTTGGCGAGGATGTTAGAATAAATATGTTTCTAATATGGTACAACAAAAATACTTCTTTAATGAGAGAGCAAATTGTAAGCAATGAATACATAAAAAATGCTGAATCTTATTGGAAAGAACTAAATGAAATACTAACAGACGCAGGTGAAGACTTTGAAAACTCTGATCTTCTTGAAGCTGGTATTTCTTATGGTGTTCCTTTTGAAGATTGGGAATGTAGATATTGTCAATTTAGTAGTATTTGTCCATCACTATTAAAAAAATAACAAGGAAAACAAATGGAAAACAATACAACTGTTATTACAGATCAGGTATCCCTGTCTAACGTAGAGGATATTAGAAAAGCAATAACAATAAAACATAAAAAAGTATCATTTATGAAAACTCCAAAACCTTTTATTAAACAAAGGGCTGGAACAGATTATGTAGAGTATTCATACATGAGAGAAATAGCAGACAAAGAGTTCCCCGGATGGTCTTGGGAAATACATAAATCAGAAAACCTAAGTGGAGCAGCTTACGTTGTTCATGGTCGTTTGAAATGGTATGATGAAGGTATTTGGAGAACTGGTGATATGGTAGCTGCTCATAGACTTCAAACAAAAAGAGCAACAGGAGAGTTTGTTGATATTGGTAATGATGTTAAAGCAGCTAATACAGATTGTATTAAGAAAGCATTTAATATGTATATGAATATTGCAGATGATGTTTACAGAAATCAAATAGAAGATCTTGAACTATCTGATGATCAAAAACAAGAAATACTTTTAGTTGCATCTGAAATAAGCGAAGATAAAATGACAAAGATACATGGTTTGATAAAAGACCAAGTTCTAAATACTGCAAACTACAATGGTTCTTTGTCTAAACTAACAAGAGAAAGAGATTCTTTAAAGGATAAAGGAGAATAAAATGGGAAAAATAAAACAAGATGATTTGAAAAGATTAAGAGAATCTGGTCAATTATCTAAAACAGCAGAAAAAGCTTTAAGTAAATCTGGTAATGTTTCTACAAAGAAAGGATCAACAGAAAGATACTTTAGAATATCAGACGATGTTTATGTATCACCTAGATTGTACTTTCGTGGTGGTAGTAAAATAAAACCAACTGGAGAAATGAAAGAGTTTCAAGCTGAATATCAGAAACTAATGGAAAAATACACAATAACAAAACCGAAAGGAGTTTAAAAATGGCAAAAGAACTAGATGTAGTATTTGAACCTTCAAACAAACCTGAGTTTATACCGACAGAAGAAGGTAAATACCCAGCTCATATTGTTTCTTTGACAACTAAAGAAGTAAATACTAGAGCAGGAGAAGCAATTATAGTTAATATGTGTTATCAACTAGCAGATGAAGCTGCTGATGAAACTCAATTACTATGGGAAATGGATGGATATAAATACAGATTAGATGTGAATGGTAGTAGAATACCTATTGCAGATGAGACTGGAATCCAAGAAGAAATAAAATGTAGCCATCTTCCGGGTAAAAAATACTATGACAATGGTTTCTTTATCTTTACTGATACATCTTCAGCAAACAAAAATAGTAGATACTTTAAATTACTAGAGGGTCTTGGTATTGAGTTAGAAGAATCAGATGGTAAAAAGAAACTAGTGCTAATAGAAGAAGAAGACGTTATAGGTAAACCTGTTATTATAGACTTAGAAACACATAGTTATATAACAAGGGATACCAAAGATCTTCCATTAGATCAACAAGAGAAAAGAACTACTCTTAAAGCAAAAGAAATTGTTTTATGGGAAGGTGGAGAAGAATTATCTCAAGATGAAGTAGATGATGACGTTCCATTCTAACTTTTCTAATTAAGTAATTTGTCGAGAGAGAATACTTGTATTTATATATAATAAATCAGTAATTTAGAGACGAGGGTGGTGTTAATATTATCTTCAATGTCCTGTCTCTTCTCTCTCGGCATCACCCTCACCCTCTGGAGAGACAAATGAAAAAAACACGAACACAAACTAAACAACCAGCAATAGCTTTTGATAGTAAGAATGAAGCTTTGTTAATGCTAATGGCACTCAGAATGTACAAAGGATCAGATCATTTTAATGGTATTGATAATCTTATAGATGAATTAGAAAAAATAGTAGATATGTTTTACAAAGGAGAAGACGATGAAAATGGCAACAAAATTGAAGAAAAAGAAAGAAATGGCGGACAAACTTGCGAAACTTGCTCTGATTAATAAACCTATTATAGAATGTAGCGATGGATATACTTTTATAAAAGATATAGAAATAGGAGAATTAATTAAAACTCAATCAGATACTCAAGCAGTGATATTAAATCATACAAAAGTATCAACATCTGTTCTAGTAACTAAAGTTAATCAAGTCAATAAAGAAGATAGACCTTTCTATTTAGGGAAGCATAGATGGGGATGCACAACAGAAGTTAAAGTAATATAAGGAGGACGTATGAATTGGTTAATAAATAAAGTTCATGACCCTAATTTATTTGAGTCTGATAGATGTAATACTGATGCGAGAAGAGCAGACAAAAAAATAAAGTTTTGTAGTTCTTGCAAAAGATGTTGGGAGTATGATAAAGCTAGCATGAGAAATCTAAAACAAAAAAGAAGAGGATCTTTTGTAGTAAAGCATTATCAAAGTTTTCCAACTTACGGAAAAAAGAGAGAGGAATGTGAAGATTGTAAAGGTAACAATGAATAAGTGTCCTGCGTGTGGATACCAATCAAAGTCTGGTAGAAATATTAGCCTAGATATAAGAGACTTGCTAAAAGTAAGGAACAGAAGAACAAGAGAGCAAATAACTAGAATTGCTAAACTAATAATAAATAATGTTCCTTCAGATAGTAGATATGAATTTCATAAGTTTCTTTATGGTATTAAAGAATGCAGAGATCAATTAATAGATTATGGTATAGAGACTTTTTACACTTCAAGAAGTTTTGAACATGGTAAAGGATTTGCTTATCTTAGAACGGTAATATCTAATTCAGATAAAAATCACGATACTATAGTAGAAAACGAAAGAAAAAGATTGGGATCTACACCACCAATAATAAAATAAATTAAACTCCCCTAAATAATTGATTTAATAAAAAAAATCGATGACAAATGGTTGGCGCTATGTTAGGGGAGTTTATAAATTAAAATAGGAGAGAAAAAATGATGGTCATATTAACATTAGCAGAGTGGATAGGAAGTATGTTTTTAATTAGCATATCAGTATTATTAATAGGTTTTGGTATGATATTAATGGTAGTAGCAGTAGATATATTTAGAGAGAAAATGGAAGAAATAATAAAAAAAAATAAAGGAGAGTAATATGTTACAGGACGCAATGTTTTCAGTAAAAGAAGTACCAGCTTATTGGGAAGAAACTAGTAAAAACAAAGGTAATGGCACTAGTGTTAGAGAAATGTCAACAGGGTATAAGTTTATAGTAAGAGAAGATAATAGTAAAGTTCTTAGTTGTATGACAGATAGTTATAAACTTGTAAAAAACGAAACTATTATGAATATAGCAGAACCCCTTATTAAGAAACTAGGTGGTGAACCTAAAGAAGTTAATGTATTAGCAGGTGGAGCAAAAACACAATTTAGTTGGCACTTTCCAAAACAAGTTGTTAAAATGTCTAAAGCAGATGAAATGACTCCTGAAATTAATATCATGAATAGTTACAACGGAACTGTTGGGTTAAATATTTTAGGTGGTGCATTTAGATTAATATGTCTTAATGGCATGGTAGTAGGAATTGTTGCAAGTAAATACAAAAACAAACATATTAAATCTAATATTTCCCTTAATGATATTAGTAATGTTATTGAAGAAACTGTCGATAAAACAAAACTTGTATTTAAAGAAGAGTTTCCGATACTTGCAGAAACAAAGTTTCAAGAAAATCATTTAATTGAAATGATAAAGATGTTCCCAGATTATGCAAATACTTTAGTTACTGATAAAATTATCATTGAAAAACCTAGAACTTTTTGGGATTTATTAAATGTAGGTACTAATGTATTAACACATCATATGAATAGAAATCTTGATTCTACTCATGGATTGGAACAGAGATTGTATCCTAAGATTAAGAAACTAGCTTACAAAGAGGCGCAAGTTGCCATCTCTTGATTGGTACGATTGCCCTATTGTAATACCTTATTATGGTGGGAAGTATATGTTGAGCAAACAATTTGTTCCTCTTATACCTCCTCACCATAGGTATTTCGAAGTATTCTCAGGTGGATTATCAATGTTTTTTAGAAAAGAAAAAGCTGAATGGAATGTTTTAAATGACAAAGATAATAATATAGTTAATTTATATAATTGCGTTATACATAAATTAGATGAATTAGTTTATTATTTAGATTGGTTGCCTAAGTCCAGAGAATTGTTTGACGGGTTTCGTGCAGAAATAAAAGAAAAGCAACACATAGAAATACCAGATCCATTAAGAGCTGCTAAATACTTTTATTGTATAAGACATAGTTTTAATAAGTTAATTCACACACCTATGTCAATGGTAAAAGATTGGAATAAAAATTGGATGAAAGAGTTTGAGTATTCAAGAAAAAAGATAGGAGGTTCAACAATAGAAAACTTAGACTTTGGAGATCTTATAGATAGGTATAAACCAAAAGAAAATGATTTTTGGTATCTCGATCCACCTTATTTCATAGCAACGGATAAAGGAGACTATTATCAACATAATTTTAATGCTGAAGACCATATTAGATTAAAAGAAAAAGTTGATAAAATACATAATAATGGTGGTAAATTCATGGTATCCTACGACCACAGAGAAGAGGTCTTTGATTTATATAAAGAGTATGATGTAAGAACTATTACTTTAAAATATCAGGGAGCTACGGACGAAAATAGAAGCAAAGAGAGAAAAGAATACTTAATAATAAACTATGAACCTAATGATCAGATAGGTTTATTCTAAGGAGATAATATGAAAGAAATAGACGAAGGTGTTGCTTCATTAAAAGTAATGCCATGTAATATAGAAGCAGAACATGGAATATTAGGTTGTATACTCGTTGGAAAAGACATAGAAATGGAAATTGCTATGGCTTGGATAAGAAACGATGATGCTTTTTATTCTAAAGATGCATTAAATACGTTCAAAGCAATGAAAGAGTTATACAAGAATAAAGTACCAATTGATGTTATAACTGTTGGTGATAAAATGTTTGAATCAACAGGAGAAAAAGATACTATTTACTTACTTGATCTTCAAGATTCCATTGTAAGCAAAAGTAAAGTAGAACATTATGCTAAAATAGTTTGGGAAAAGTATATTCAAAGAGAGACTGCTAAGTCTGCTCAAGATTTACTTAATGCTAGTTTTAAGAACTATAAAGACGTTGGTAGCATTCTAGAAAAACACAATAGATTAATCAATGAATTACGCAACATACAACCTTCTAAAATAAAAGATATATCCGATGTTGTAGATGAAGCTAAAATAGCAGTAAAAGAAGAGACTAATTTAATTAATTTTGGTCTTGGAAACTTAGATAGCTTTGCAGGTGGAATGACTCGTAAAGAATTAACAGTTCTTGGAGGAAGACCAGGCCATGGTAAAACTACTCTAATGTTAAATATCGTTAGAGGTTTAATCGAACAAGGTTATAGTGTAATGTTATTTAATCGTGAGATGAGTAATGTAGAAACTATGAAAAAGTTATTTGTAATGGAATCACAAGACCTTACTTACTCGATGATTAGAGCAGGTATAACAGATGAAAAGAAACAAATAGCATTAGAAAGTGTATCTGAATATGTAAGAGAAAAATACAAAGACTTAATTGCGTATGACGATATAAGAACTCTAGATGATTCTATTAGAGAAATAACAAAGCATAAACCAGATGTTGTTATTGATGACTACATTCAATTAATCGAAAGTGGATTAAAAAATAAAGACAGACGTTTTGAAATAGAAAAGATTGTCAATGATTACAAGTGGATATGTAAACAAGAGAATTGTTCTGGATTGCTAGTATCTCAACTTAATCGTGATATTGAAAAACGATTTGATCCTAGACCTAGAATGAGTGATTATGCTGAATCAGGTGTAATTGAACAAGCTGCTGAAGCTGCGATGTTTGTATTTTATGGACACAATTTTGATAGTGAAAAGTACAATCAATTCAAAAGTGAAGTTATTGTTGCTAAAAGTCGATATGGTAAAATAGGTACTTACCCTATGGGTTTCAATGGTAATAAATGCAAGTTCTATAATGACCACAAAGAAGCAGAAAAAGATACTCTTGGTAGATAATAATAAAAGCTGTAGGGGGTGTTACTACGAAGTCAAAAATCAATGTTATTGGTTTAAAGAAATCGAAAATACATCCCCGAAAGCAATACCTAAGAAGATTTTAAACAAAGGTTGTAGTAAGTATTACAATACTAATTTAAAAAAAGTAGTATTCCCTATTGTAAATAAAGTAATTAAATTATTTAAAGGTGAGATACTAAGCGATAAATACAAAATTAGAAAACAATATTACAAACCTTATAGAAAAAAATCTTATAAAAGTTCTCATAACTATACACACAGAAAGGATGCACAATGAATACAACAGTAATTGGAATAGATCCCGGGGCTAGTGGAGCATTGAGTTATACTAATTCAAAAGAAATAGATGTAAGATCTCAAAAGTGCCACGAATTAATAAGTTACAGGAATATAGGTTTAAATATAGTAACAACAGCTTATACTGATAAAAAAATAGTAGCATACATAGAAAAAGTTCATGCTATGCCTCACGATGGAAGAAGTTCTTTATTTAAGTTTGGAGTAAACTACGGAGTTTGGTTAGGTTTGTTACATTCAAAAATAGGACATACATCTAAAAACTTAAAGCAAATAGTAGAAGTGTCTCCACAAAAATGGATGAAATTTTGGGAGAATAAAATAGGAGAGAAACTTCCTAAAGTTAAAAAAGATAGGAAGAATAAATTAAAAGAAATAGCAAGTAATTACACATCTGAAAAAGTTACATTGTGGAATGCTGATGCTATATTAATAACAATGTACGGAATGTACACAGAACAAGGAGAAGAGCAGTGATAATAGGAGATGAGTTTATAGGAGTAATATCACATAAGTTTAATAATAATGAATTAGATGCTTATATTTATAAAGTAAATATATTTCCAATATCTATATGTTTTGAAAACCATTATGATTCAAAACATACAGAAATAAAATTAATATTATTTAATAAATATACTATTGGATTATTTATAAGTAGATAATTTACTTTTCAAGGGCGGTGGGGAATCTCCTTTATATTAGTTTAAACCCCCATCGCTCTATAAAGTTTTGATAATTCTAAATCAGATTTTGTTTTTTCTTGTATTGTAGATTTCTTTTTCTTTGATTTCTTTTTAACTGGAGGAAGTATTGTTTTTAAAGGTTCTTTTTTTCTCATTTCTCTTGTTCTAGCAGTTGGATACAATCCAAATTCATGCATCATTAAATCCCATCCGTTTCCATTTCTCAATGCTTTATAATCTTTAGTTAAAAATTTAGATGCTTGTACGTTCAAAGAAGACAATAACCTAGCACGTTTTTGTTCATCTGTCATACCATAAGCATCATTATAACCAACAATCATTTGAGCTGCTAAATTGTCTGGTGTTTTAACCCAATCAAATAATGTAGCATAATAAAATAATTCACCAGTTGTAGGGCCAAGAAAACCTCTTCCTTTTACATCTTCACCTTCTAAACCTTTTTTAAGCGTTTTAATTCTTTCTACTGTATCATTTTCCATTAATCGTTGTAAATCAAGATTTAGTACACCACTCATCATTTCTGTAAATAAATATAAACCTGCGAATCTTAATGGAACATAAAGATCTGGAGAATCCCATTGTCTTGCAATAACAGCATCTTTAGATTTTCTTAATACTTCTGATTGCAATTGAAGAAAAGACATTGGATAATGTAAAAACTGAAATGCAACTTGGCCAACTGCCCCTAATCCACTTTTAGTTCCACCTACTAATGGAGCTTTTTGTGATGGAGAATATTCAAACGCATATTTATTCACCATATCCAAAGCATGTTTTTTAGATCTTTGTATTGATTGTTGCTTAGTTAATCCACCCTTAGTTAATTCATTAAACTTTGAAACAAATGAATATCTAAACATATGTTTTCTTAAAAAGTTTTCAGTAACTTTTTGAAATATAGCACCTTTACCAGCGGCTGCTGTCATAGTTGCGTCAAAAGCTCTCCAATGTTTACCTTCTTTATATTGTAGTTTTGGATTACCATCAGCATCTATTTTTATATCTATATCTTTTGATTTTACACCTTCTGTTGGTACTAAACCTTCTGTAAATAAAGGAGAAGACATATCTTCAAATTTAAAACCTTGCTCTCTTTCTACTTCTACTATAATATCTTGCAATGATTTTTGCTTACCATCAACATCAAATATTTTATTTGTAGATGTAGTATCCCATTCTCTTAAGTATTTTACAAATGCTCTATTACCAACTCCTTGCAAATAATACATACCAGACATTGTATTTCTAACAGCAGTACCTATACCAAAACCTAACTTACTTAAAAATTGAACTCCTGTTAATGTTCTAACTGTTTTATTAACCCAAGCAGGTCTATCTTGGTATCCTTTATCTGCAATAGTGTATGTATCCATTACATATTTTTGCAAAGCTTCTGCACCTTCAGAATCTTTAGGTAACGCTCTCATTCCCTCCATCATAATATTTTTTAAATAATTAGATTTATTAAATGCGATAGCATCTAATGAATACTTTCTAAGTACACCAACAGGATTTTTTAAATAATTATCATAAGGAATTGATTTTCTACCCCTTAAAGTTCTAGGAGTATTTATTTCTTTTGACATTTGTAAAAATACTTGAGATAAATCTGTTAAGTCTTGATCTACATTAGAGTATTTATCTTTTTCAGCCTTATCCATTATTTTTTCTATTTTAATAAATGATTCAATTAAATAATGTGGAAAGTAATTACCATCTTTTATTCCCTTTTGCACTTCTTTTATTTGACTTTCTATTGTTTCTTCATATTTTCTAACTTTATCTCCGTTAGGTAATAATAAAGATGAATCTTCTTTACTATTTAAATATGATTGTCTTATAACTTGTTTATGTTGTTTTAAACCGTTTATCATTACAAGGCCCATATCATTTAAAAGATTTCTAGATAATTTACCAGCTTCTATAATTTCTCTAGATACTTCAACAGTAGAACCATCGTTTTCTATTTTAAAATACCTACCTTTACTTTCTGTAAGTTCTCCTTCTAAAAACATTCTTAATTCTTGTAATGGAACACCTCCATCACTTTTAAATATTTCAGACATTTGCTTAGTAATATCCATTGCTTTATTAGCTTGTTCTGGTGTTTTAGGATTGTTAATAATAATAGTTAATTGATTTTCTAATTTTTCTAAATCTCTAACAGATTTTATACCAAGTCTAAATTTAGATTCTCCTCTATTTTTTATAGCATCTGTTTTTAATAAAGCCATTATATCATTATGAGATTTTAAATAATTACTAAATTGAGTTCTTTCATAATTAGCTGATTCATTTATTTTATTATTAAGATAGTTTGTAATAGCAAACTTTTGCATTACACCTCTTCTAACAAACAATAACTTTTCTAAATAATTTAATTTAGGATTATTTAATTTTTTGGATTCTCTTACCAATTCATTTTTTATTCTTCTAAAATCTGCCTCACTAAAACCGGTATAAGAATCAATTGCTGGTTTACCTTGAGTTCCTCGACCAACAATAAGATCAAACATCCTACGACCTAAATCAGAATCAACATCACCATATTGTTTTTTTAATATATTGCCTATATTAATTTTTTCATTTTTAAAAGTAATTGTTTTACCATTAAACAACAATCTCATTTTATCAAGATTTTCTTTTGTAAATTGCTCTTCTTTTGATACAAATGTACAATTAGATATACTAGACATTAATAACACTCCACTTGTTCTTTGTCTCTAATAAACTGTTCAAAACTATCTCTATATAATTTATTATCACTAAATAATTGCTCTTTAGTTCCATATTTAAAAATAAGATCATACCTACCATCAACATCTCTAAATGTTTTTGAATCATCTCCTATTCTAGATAATGAATGTTGCCAATGATTAAACATAGCTGCATTGTCAAATAATATTCTACTAGTAGCTGCGTATTCCATATTTGGATCTGTGTATGTTCTAAAATAACTTTCGTCTCTTGAGTGTAAATCACTTCTATATAATTTAGCTTCTTGTTCTGGCATTATACCATCAAATCTTCTTCTAAATTCTGATCCATATTGATTAACAATTTCTGATAAAATATCATCATGCCCATTATTTTTTAAATATCTAAATACTGCATTGCCCATTCTTTTATTTATTTTAAAAGCTGGTAATCTTATTCCATCTTTTCCTGTAGCAAAAGTACCAAATGCTACTTCTGGTTTAATCATAAACTTCACTAAATCTTGTAAGGAAGTATTTACATTATCTAAGTCCTGCCTAGATTCTTTTGTATCTTCTTTATTGCTAAACTCATCAATAAAATCTTTGACTAAAGCATCTTCTTGTAATCTTTCAAGTGACCAGTTTTCTTTTCCATATGGATTATTTACATTGTCTTTATATGTTATAGAAGCTAATCCACCAAGAGTTTTAGACAATTGTTGATATTGAAATAAAAATTTATTTTCTCTGTCTAATTCTAATCCTAAATGCTGTACTTGAATATCACCTGTTACCATTAATAAAGAATATGCATCTATAAGTTCTTTTTTAGTAAGGTCTTGATATTTTATAGGATTATTTAATATGTAATATTCACCTCCATAAAAACTATCACTTTTATTTGGAGCAATCCATCTCGATTGTTCAAAGAAAATTTTACCATCTGTTTCTCTTTTTTTATAAACATAAATTGGATTTTTAGAGCTTTTATTTTTTATAATTTGTTTTTTACCTTGAGGAACAGTTTTAATAGATAAGTTGTATGCTTCTGTTAAAGATTTATTTCCATTAATTTTGCCTATAAAATCAGATTCTTTTTGATTTAAATATTCTATAAGGTAATCTGTATTTCTTAATTTTGATTTTGCTCTTAACAATGAATCTGTTTGATTTTTACCAGCTTTATTTATAAATCTTTGTAACGATAATTTTTGTTTATCTAAAGCTGCGTACAGTAATGAATAGTTTCTAACTTGTTTTTCATTAATTACTTTGTCTCTTGCTAAAGATTTTACATACCCACTAAGAAAAGTTCCACTAACTACACCTCCATCGTCATCCATATTTTTAACAAAGTTATCATAAGTTAAATCTCCACTTAAAGCTGTAAAAACATCTATTCTATCCATAATATTTTCAACTGCTTTTCTAGCTGATAAACCTTTACCTCCTGCTACATTAGAAGAAGACTCAAAGTTTAATACTTTTTGATTTAATTTAGAAACAACAAAAGAAGATATTGTTCCATTTTTAATTTTATCTATATTTGTCCTATCTATAAAAATTTTAGATTGAGTTGGATTCATTGCTGGATTTATTTTTAATAAATCATTCCAATCTTTAATACTATTTAAATTATTACCAAAAAAGAAATTATTTAAAAAAGTTATTTCATCTCTTCTTCCTCTTCTTATTCTATCATTTCTTAATCTATCATACAAGAATTTATTTGGATTATTATAAAAACTATCTAACTCTGAACGAACCATTCCTATTTCATTAGCATCAGGTGGTCTTCTTCCAGCTGCGTCAAATACATCAGTCAATACTCTTTGAGATTTAGACTTTACTCTAAATATTTCAATTATAGCATCTTTTATTATTCTTCTTTCAGGTAGATCTTTAGTTTCTATAGTGAAAAAACCTTTAAAATTTTGTTGTCCAAAATTAAATTCTATATTATCTAATGCATATCCATCTGGTTTATCTCCAAACAATATATAATCTCTTATTTCATTTTGTTTTGCTCTACTTGCCCAATTAGGTTTTTTAGCAGCATCAATAATAGATTGTAATGTATTTTTATATGTTTGTAAAAATTCTGAATAATTTAATTTATCAGATTTACTAACATTAGTTACTCCCATATTTTCTAATGATATTAAATTTGGATTTCTTAAAAAGAAAGATAATTCAGTAGATAGTTTTTTAGCTACACCAAAATTCTTTTTTGATTGTTGATACAATTTCATATGTTTATCTAAATTATCTTCAAAACTATATTCACTACCAGCAGTGCTAGGTTCATCGCCCATACCAAAGAAATCCATAGAAAGTTCCGTAGAAGGGTATATATAAGCATCTACAGACATTCCAGAATCATTCCATATATCATTAGATAAATTAGTTGGTTTTGTATGGTAACTAAACAAAGCATCAACATCGAAATCAGCTTGGTGTGTTTGTGCTATGTCATATACATTAACACCAACCACATTACCTTGTTCTGGATCAAAAAATCCTTCTACTTTATGAACTGCTACATCACCACCAAGATTAGGCATTCTTAATGAAAGGGAGTGTAAATAAAATTTTGTATCAGAATCTTTGCTTAATAATAATAATTCATCATGTACTCTTGACATGGTTCTTCTATTTTCAGTTTTCTTTTCTATTTCTTCAATTTTTTTTATTTCATTTTTTAACTCTTTTTGTGATAATGATTTATATGGATCTTGAATTGTCCATTCACCTTCATAATCTCTGCCTAATTGAACATCTCTTTTTATAGGAGATTTACTATCTTTAGTTGGCATATTAACTGTTAATATATATTGTATTTTATCAACATCATCCATAATAATATTTCCATCATCATAAGATAATTTTTTACCACCCATAGCAACTTGTATTCTTTTACTAGAATCTTCAACATCTTTATACAAAGGAACAGAACCTTCTAAGAATGGAACAAGTATGGAATATGAAGCACCTTTTGTTTTAGGACTTCTTAAATTATTAATTAAAGATTTTGTAGACATCCTCTTTAATGTTTCATTTATAAAAATAGAATTTGGATCTATTCCACTTTCAATAAGAGTAGCAGCTAATCCATCTTGACTATCTTCAAACATATTATTTTCTGATCGCATTTTATTTAATAAAAATTGTGCGCTAGCTTGCCTTCTATCTCCATCTGCTAAATCTTTTAAAGTGCCTAAATGTTTTTCTAACTTACGTTCATAATCTACAAATTCATCTCTAAATGATTTATATCCAGATTCGTTTAAAAAATCTGACATTGCATAAGTAACATTTGTTAAATTTTTTCTATCTTCTACTTTGCCTAAAAATATATTTTCTAATTGTATTTCGGCTACGTTTCTTGGCCCTTTTTTATTTGCAATAACTCCGACAATATCTACATCATTTTTAGATTCCATAGCATTAAACTCGTTTTTAGTAACACTAAGTTGTTCTCTATTAAATGCTTTAACAGCTGATTCAGTAGTAAGTATATCAATATCAGACTTATCTAAAACTTCTGCAATTTTAGGGTCATAAACAAAATTTGTTTTCATTAATATGCTTTCATTGTTTTGATTAAACCAAACAGTAGGTTTTACACCAGCAGTACCAAATTTGTTTTCTTCACTGGTAGCGTCTCTTCCTTTATGCAAATATAAAAGACTAGCTGCTTTTGTAGATAAATAAGATTGAGCGTTCATTGAAGAACTTTTTAAACTTTTAAATAATGTTTCTATTGCTTTTTTATTTTCTTTAACTAATCCATTTTCATATCCATCCATCTTATTTAAAATATTATTATACATATTAGAAGCTGTTAATGGATTATTTTTTACGTCTATTTCATCTGCTATAGACACAACGTTTAATTTTTTATCTTGCAAATAAGATTCAATTGCTTGTTTTTGATCTTGTGATATAAATTCTCTATCTTTAATAATTTTTAAAAACTTTTCATTTGCTTGTGACTTAGCTCCAGTTGCTTCACCTAATGAAACGTACTTAAAAAAACTAGATGCTAACCCTTCTCTTTTTGATTTATTACCAGCAGCATTTACAATATCATTAAATAACTTAGAAGATATACTATCAAAATACATTGCTCTAACCATTTGTCTAATATTGCCTTTAGCTAAAGACGAATTAACATTTTTTGTAAACTCTTCATATATACTTTTTAAATTCTTTTTAGTTATTTCATAACCTTCTGGTTGTTTTTCATCTAAATATTTTACTTTATTATCATACCAATTTTTAAATTTTTTACCCAATCTTCCATCAACTACTTGATTTCTAGGAACAACTAAAGTAGAATTTTGACTTACAGTTACTTTAACAAAATCCATAACTGGTACATTTAAATCTTTATCTGATATATTTTCTTTCTTTAAACCTTTTTTTATAATTTCCTGAGGATCTGATATAGCTACAGAACCTTCTATAATTCTAGCTAATTCTGGAACATCTAATATTTCTGTTTTTCTATTACCCCATGTTCCTGTTCTCTTTAATAAAAATACATCTAATTCAATATCTCTCATACTTCTAGCAAAATCAGATAATGCACCTTTTCCTATTGTTGTATTAGATACAGATAAAATACCAGATCCATCATCAGCTTGAGATAATTCTAAAGATTTAATATAATCTCTACCTATTATTTGATTTATTAATTGAGGGTATGTATTCTGTAAAAAACTATCTTTTTCTGCTTTAAATGCTTCATCGTCTAATACTTTATCTTCGTTTGTATACTTATTTGCTATTGCTGATATTATTTCATCTTCTATATTTTTTAATGATTTTTTAAACTTAGAATCACTTTCTGTTTCAGCTATCTTAGCATCTTCAACCATTAATTTAAGTTCATCAGTTTTTAATCTAGGATTAAATCTTTCATACATAGCAGTAATAGAAGAAGGAGATATTGCTTCTTGTTTTTTAGATAAAGCAGTAGAGTAATCACCCATTCTTTCTTGTTCACTAGCTTGTATTTCAAAATAAGTTTCTTCGTCATACCCTTTTCTAAATACTTCAATGTAGCTAAGTAATTGTTCATTTATATATCCAGAATCACCTCTCCTATTTGCTTCCATAATAATATCGCCTATAGAAGCATCTTTCTTAATTTTTATATCATGCTTGTTTTCTAAATAAGTTTTAAATCTAGAAATCATAGAATCAGTTCTTCTTTTTAATCGAATATTATCTTCAGAATAATTTTTAGCATCAAACAATATTGAATCTAATAATTTATTTTGTGTATATCCTGTTTCAAAGTTTTCGTTTATTCTATCTTCTATTGTTTTTGCTAAACTTTTAACAGTTGCAACTTCTTGTTGAGTATTAAATTCTTGATTAAGATTTTCTCTTAAACTTGTTAAGTTATTTAAAAACGAAGGTTCTAGTCCTTCTGGTGGATTTTTTTGTATGTCTTTAATTAGTTCATTTAATTCAATTAATTCTTTTTTATCAGTAATAACTTTTCTAGTCCTTGTTCCATCTCCATCTTCATCAACAATATATAGTTTTTCTATTAAACCTATTATATTATCAAATTTTTTATTATCTCCATTAACACTTTTTAATAATTCATTATACTCAGAATATATCTGTCTATTAAAATCAGAAGTAAATCTATACATTTCATCAATAGAACCAAGTATATTTTCAGTTTGTTTCATAAATAATTCGCTTGAAACATCAACATAATCACCAGTTACTCTATCTAATGCTTTCATTGATTCATCGTATTTTCTAAGATATTCTTTAAATTGAGAACTCTTTACTTCTAAACGCCCACCATTAGGGTCTACTAAATATGCTTCTATTGTTCTTTTATCTGGTATAATTAAAATAGGCTTACCATCTCTTTTTTCAAATCTAGCAAAATTATGAGCCATCATATTATCTATTATAGATATATGATTAGGTGTTATATGTGGAGAGTTTAATAGTCTAGAATAATGCCATGCTTTTTGTTCTTGAACAGTATTTCTATCTAACTTATAACCTTGAGCAGCTAAACTTTCTACAATTAACTTTGCTTCTTCATATGGTATTTTACTGTCTTTAGAACTTTTAATCGGGCCGGTCATTCTATTTCCACCACCAGACCATATTTCAGCAATTAAATTTAATTGATTATCTAAATAATCTATTCCTTTTTCGTCAGTTTTTATTTGAATATTTTTCCAAGCTTCATCTGTTAAATTACCTTTTACAATTTGAAGTCTATCGCCTTCTCTTATTCTAGGTACCCTATCTCCAAGTTGTTCTTGTAATTTATTATATAAATCAATTTGTTGTTCAGTTAACCTATTTAAGTTACCATCTGCTATATTATATAAAGACTCTCTTTTCTTAGCATGCTTGTGTCTTTGTAATGACAATATAAATGTATTATCTATAGGGTCTACTATTTCATCATATTTTTCACCATAATTTTCCCTAGTTATAGTTCTCATCATTAAATCAATTTTTTCATTTATCTGTCTTTTATTATCAGCGTCATTTATAACTTCTCTTATATTTAACATTTCAGAAGGTCTTTGATTTATTGTTTCAATGAAACCAGCATCTTCTAATTTATTTCTTAATTGTATAAATTTTTTCAATTCAACATAATTTTCATCAGTAACATTTTCTTTTGTATCTAATAGTCTAGCCATTTTCATTGGTTTATCCATATTAAATACATAATCAATATCGTGTTGTAACCCAATTTGTTTTGCTATATCTCTTAACGTATCAGTATGTAATTCACCAACTCTACTTAAAGATCTATCCATTAAGTCATTTTTCCAACCTTCAAAATTTTCTATAGAAAGTTTTTCACCTTTTGATATTTCAAGTTTAGATAACTCACTAGATATTTTTTGTATTTGTTCTGGTGTTAAATTTTCTAATCTTATTAATGAATCTCCAGTTCTTGGATCTGTAATATTTTTTTGCAAAGCTGCCATTGCATATATGTCATGTGCGAATAAAGCTAACCTAGATTGAGGTATATTTCTTAAAGGTTCTACTCCTTTAAAATCATCTCCTTCTTGTTGATTTCTATGTGATTCTTTTTCAAAAATATTTTCTATTTTTTTAACAACGGGATCTGCTAATATACCTGAATAAGCAGCTGCAAAATGAACATCTGAATTAAAAGCTCGGCTATAATGCTCTAATGAACTAGCATCTAACCCTAAATATTCTAATGCTCTTGCCCTATCTTGAAATTCACTATTTATATAACGATATTTTTCTTGAAATAATGGTCTTTTAATTTTAGAAAAGAAAGCTCCAGTTAGAAAATGAGCAGCTAGTTCTTCTCCGGGCATTGCTTTTATTAGATCTGTATCCATTAATGTATGAATATCAAAATATGCACCACCAACTAACATTCTACCTAACGATGCTACAAAGTCTTCTTTTGCTTCTTTATAAAAACTTTTATAAATTGTATTTGGATCTACTACATCCATAATTTCTTTTATATATTTAACAGCTTGTTCTTTTTCCATTTGTTGAAATGAATATTTGTGAGCTGTTTGACCTATAATTGTATCTTTTAAATAGTTATCTCTGCTTAATATAGTTAATAACCCATTTGCTTGTTCTTTTGTTAGGTCATCATAACTTCTACTTTTAATCTTTTTTAATGAATCTCTTAATCTTTTTGCCTCTCTCATAATGTGAACTTTACCACCACCACCTATCATATCAACTGCTGGTAAAAATACAGAGAATAAAGCTGCATCAGAAATATCACTTACAGGATCAAATTCTTTTTCAGTAGATACTGAATAAACTCCATCTTGTAATAAATTATATATACCAAATGTAACTGCTTGATCAGCTGCTCTAGCAAAATATCTTGTAATCTTATTAGCTGTGTCAGTTCCCAATTTAGTATTTAAAGAAGATCCTATTACGTCAGTTAAGTTATTAACATGAACTCCTTTAGATTTTAAAAGATCAGTTGCTTCACTAGATATTCTTAAAAGGTTTTCATCTAATGCTTCTGGAAAGTCTTTCTTTAAAGAACTATAAACAGAACTTTTAACTTGATTTTCTATTTTACCTATTTCATCAAGGCTTAATTCGTATTTTGATAGCGGCCCTCTTGGCCCTTTTAAGCTAGAATCTTTTAATCCTCTTCTTACAGACTTCTCAACTATTTCTTTACCTAATCCAAATTCTGTTTTAGCTGTTATACCAGAAGCTTCAGCTGCTTTAGATACAAGTTTAGATGTACCTTTTTTACTTACCGCTGATACAACTCCTCTTACACCAGTTCCTATTACTTTCATAGGTGCTAAAAATCCAATACCTTGACCTACAATAGCTCCAAATGTTGCTAAACCTTCTGTCTTACCACTCATTACATCATAAGGTTTTTCACCAATTGTTTTTTCAGCTGCAATACCGGGTATTCCTAATAAAGCACTATCAAGGGCATTCCACATTAATGAACCTACACCTTGCAATGCTCCAGATTTTTTTTCAGAAGGAATATTTTCTAAATCTAATCCAGAGGATAATTGATCAAATAAAGTTTGACCAATTTGATTAGTTTGTTGTAAAGTAGGAGAAGAAGTTTGTTGTAAATTTTGTTGTTTCTCTCTTAAATCTTTAAGTATTTGATTTGTTAAATTATCAGCCATATTCTAAAAACCAAAACCCGGTCTTCGAGTTCCAAATTTCTTTTCTATTTCTTTCATAGGTTTTAAGGTTTCCTCTCTAAAAATAATTGCTTTTGCTTTTTTAGTTATTCCTTCTAATTCTTTTATTTGATTATCTACTGATTTTAAATCTTCAGATAATTTATCTAATACATAGTTTGTATTTTGATAAGCATTTGATTCTCTTTGACCTATTTCCATACCTATTTCTTTAGCAAATTCAACTTGTTTTGCATTATTTTTTACAAGATCTATATCCTGAAGTATTTTATTTCTTTCACTATTTAAATTGCCTTTTTTATTTTTAAACTCTTTTATTAATTTATCTGGAGGCAAAATAGTATCAGTTAAAGTATTTTTAGAAGGAATAGGATCAGATTTTTCAAGTTCTATTTTTCTTAAACTTTCATCTATTATATCAAATTCTCTATCAATAGTGTAAGCTTTATCTCCACCTCTTGCAAATTCAGTTATTTCCTCTGTTAACTTCATTTCATTGTCTAAAGATTTTCTCATTGTTTTAAATTGATTTAATACATTTCTATTACTTTCTTTTTCACCTTTACGAAGTATACCTAATTTTTCAAAACTACTATATAATTTTTTATCATAACTACTAACAAGTTTATCTGTTTCATCTAGATAATGTAGTTTAGATCCAATATTTATAATTGCATTTGGGTTTTGTTGCTCATAAGCAGACCAAGTTGCAGAAATTAAATTTCCAGCCATTTCTTTATCTAATTTATAATCATCTTGTAATTCTTCAACAGCATCATTTAAACCATCATCTTCGTCTTTATACTTAGAATATATTGAAGATAAACCAGATTGTTGTAAAAAGTTCTCAGCACTTCTTAATTTCATAGTATCATTTGACTTTTGCAATAGTTCAAGATTAGAACCCATTACTGCTATGTTTTGTTTTTGCTCTGCCATTTGTAATTGTTTTTTAGCAATTTTTGTTTGTTGTCTTTGAGCCGCTGCTGATTGTGCTAATTGCATCATTGACAATGTTTCTTGAACTCTTGATTGTTCTCTTGTTTCTTGTGAAAGTAATAATCTTTCTAATGCTTGTAAAGTTGTAGACATATTTTTACCTATTTTTCACCCGATACACTTTGATACATTCTTTTTTCTATCTGAAGTCTTTCTCTTTCTGATTTTATTCTTGCTTTTTCAGATTCAAAACCTCCAAGTATTTCACCCATAGATAAACCAAATTGACCCATTAATGATTCTGTTGATTTTTCAGTTCTTTCTCTTAATTCTTTTGTTAAATCATCTGATATTCTTTCAGATTCTCCAGAATAAGCAAAACCAGATTTTGATTTAGCTTGTTGAATGCTTTCGGTTATTTTATCTTTTTGACCAGAAGCTTGTTTAGATACTTCTTCTTGCTTCATTTTAAATTGCTCTCCAGTAAATCCTAATTGAGAAGATACTTGATCGCTTAATGCTTTTTCAGATTCACCTAAAGAAGACAATGCGCTTTTTGTTAAATCTAATTGTTCTGAAGCAGATTCTTTTTGCATTTTTCCTTGCTTATAACTACCATACGCTGTAGTAGCAAAAGTACCAATAGCTGCAATAGCTGGAGCAGCTGCTATTAAAGCAGGTAAAAACTTTTCCTCTAACCCAGTAATAGGATTAATAGTTCCAGAGCCAACTGCATCTACTATTCTTTCTCCAGAAACCCCATAATCATTTATTAATTTTTTTTCAAATTTATTAACATGCCATAAGTTTCCATTAGAAGTTTCTACTATTTCAGTATCTCCAAATCTTCCATGCTTAGATAAATGATTTTCTGCTATGCTATTCATGATTCCCAATCATAATTAGTTGTATATTTCTTTCCTTCATATTCAAAAAATCCACCAATCCCTTGTTTTTCTCTTTCTAATTTAAAAATTTCCTCAAATGAACTTTGAGGTTTATTTGTTTCTATTGATTTGTAATAATCTATTGCTTCTTTTTGCAATTTTGCTGCATAAGCTTTTTGTTCTCTTTGTCTTTTTATTACTTCTTTTATGTTGTAATTGTCTGGATTTTTTTTAGGATCTTCAGAAGCAACACTTAGAGTAGGTCTTTTTACCGGTTCAGGTATTGCCATAGATTCTTCAACTTCTTGAAGCATACTTTTATATTCTATTTTTTTAACTTCTGAAGCAAAATCTCTAGCTTTTATAGATGTATCTCCAAATTGATATTCACCTACACCTAAACCAATTTTTGCACCTTGCATTAATTTTTTAAATATAGTATCAGGTTGTTCCATTTCTCCAAATTTTGTTTCTAATGTAGAAATATCATCTTTAATATCTGTATATCTACCAGCAGCTGTTGAAGCTAAAGATAAAGCACTAGTTATATTAGTTAATTGTCTGTTTAGTTTTTCGGATTCTATTTCTAATTCTTTGCCTTCTAACGATCTTTGTTGTTCAAAAGAAGATACGTCATACATACTGGCTTTGTATTTTCCAGATGTTATTCCAGCTCCGAATGCAGATTTGTATAAAGATTTAGCCATATAATTATATACTTTTACTATTTAATTTAAGATTGCTATTGTTATTATACAACATCTAACTTGTATGTTCTGAATCTGAAATATCAAAACTTGCTGTTTCTCCAAATGGTTGAAAAAATATATTAGTTCTACTTTTATACCATTCAGTATCTGCTTGAGAAGGAGACCCTGAAGTCCATCCATCGTCATACCCTCTCATTTTAATATCAATAACTAAGTTCCAAAAATCTGTTAAATGATAACCTCCCGACGAAGAAATACTATATAAAGAAGTAGATCCATTTGTTTGACTTCTTTTATTAAGCCTATGAGTTCCGTAAACTTCGACATCTTGGACTGGTGGCCAAAAACTATTAGAACTTCCTGTTGAAAAGTTTATTGGCCCATCTCCACTATTAGAATAAGACCCGCAACTTACAATATGTTTTTGAAAATTACCTCCATGAGCATTTGGAGATTCTCCCCCAGTAGTATCATAATCTGGCGGAGTAACAGTTGAATCATGTCCACTTACACCAGTTTCATCAGATCTAAATTCATTTTTAGTAATAGCAACTGTTCCTTTAAAGTCTTCACTGCTATTTAAAGCACCATGCCCATATCCGTAATTCATTCTTGATATTAAATCATATTTAATAAAATTTTGACAATAATCAGTAATTCCTTCATACCAAACACCTGATGTTGTATCTCCATATCCCCCAACGACTAACTCCAAAGAGTTTTTAGCTGATCCTGTAAAAATAGGATTTTGCAAAGACATTCCACCTGAAACCCAATATAGTAAACAATCTTGATCTCCAAAACTTAATTTCTTAGAAGATCTACTCACATCTGCAAAACTTCCAGATGAAGTCCCACCAAAAGGTTCTGCGCTATATTGATCTAATTCTAAATTTCCTGCAACATAATTGGTTCTATAATTTTCATAAGCATCTTTTTTATTATCGTTATCACTATGATTAACAACATTAATATGTAAAAATCCAGATATTAATCTACGAGCTGGTATTTTAATATATTTTTTTATTGAAATTGGAGTTGCTGAGTATAATCCCATATTAAACCTTAACTGTAATTGTTAAAAGAAGTTGATGAAAATTCGTGACATATAAAGCTTAAATTTTGTTTATAATCTGCTTTACCACTTGTAAAATGATATTTATCAGAAGAATTATTTATAGCATATTTTTGAAATAATGTTTGACCATAAGCATGAAAATAAATATACCTATCAGTATCTATATTAATTACATTTGTTCCATGTTCTTGTATGTTTACTCCAGATGCTCCATCAATTGTCAAAGTCCCACTATCGTCAATTGCTCCATCTGTTATAACTAAACCTCCTATAGTAAAATCTGTAGTAGCGTCTATAGTTGTTCCTTTAATAGTAGTATGAGAAGATGCTCCAATAGTTGTACCATCAATCGTTCCTCCATTAATATCGGCAGTAGTAACAATACCTAAATCAGCAATTGTTCTACCTGCGTTTGTCCAATTTCCACCAAATGCTCTTGTTCCATCGACTAATACATATTGCTCATGATCGTCTGATGATAGTCCATTTAATTTTAAATGAACAGTAACCCCTGCGCTTGAACCTGAAGACTTAACAATAGATCTTGAAGGGGGAAATTTTTCCGAAGAAGACATCGCAACCCAAGATCCATCTTGTTTAATATATTGAACAGTTCCTGAACCTTGTATTTTTCTATAAGATATATCGCCTTCAAACCCTTCCTTGTTATCTGGTTTTCCTCGACCTAATGTCGGTTGTTTAGACTTGTGATGTAAAAGTTTTCTTTCTTCTCTATTTAACATTTTTAATTCTATAAACTATTGTTATATCATTTATTTCAAATGTAGCAGGTACAGTCCCGTCTGATGTAAATTGTAATGCAAAAGAATTTATATTGTTTGCTTCAGAAGATGTATTAGGTTTTAATTCTGCTGTTATCCATTTATTAGCATTTCCACTATCATAAACTAATTCGTTACTTGTAAAATTTGTACCATTAGCAAAAAGTAAATTATAATCTGTATGCCCATTTGTATCGTATTTTACTAACACATCAGTAGTAGCATTAGTTTTATATGTAATATAAACTTTATGTATTTTTTTACGAACTGAAGGTTGTCCAAAATCAATGTCTTTTGTTGTATATTTAAAATCATACGAATAAGATGAAGTTGGATCCCATGTTTGTATAAAAGAACTATTACCAGATATATAAAATAAATTTTGATTAGAGTCTAATGTAAAGTTAGTCATTTTACTATCTAATATTGCAATATGATTAGTCCCAGTTTTTGTCCAAGATCTTAATAATAAATCATAAATAAGTAATTCTGTATTTTCATTCTTAACTAATATTTGCCTTCTGTTAGGAACATAACCTATATGGGCAGAAGACATATCGGTATCATCTCCTCCATCAGTTATAAATGTTTCCCAATCAGATTCATCAATTAATTTAATATTATCTTTTTCTAATAAATTATTTACAGATTTGCCATCAAATAAATAAAGACCAAATTTGTTAAACCAAGTTATTCCATAGTCTGTCTTAACAACATGGTAAGAAAATTCGCATCCTTTATTTCTATATACATCTTCTAAAAAATCTATATTTTCTGCTACATTAATTATGTATAAACTTTTTTGTTTAAATTGTAATATTCTATCTGCAAAAGCTTCTAGCTTAACTATGCTTTCCCCATCTCTTATTGCGACATCAACAACCCCCATATCACTAGGGAATGTATCAAATTTATTAACTCTACTTTTTATCATTCTATCTGAATGAACTACATCATCTTTTTTAATATTTCCTACATAACATCTTCTACCATGGACAACAGCTGTTTTATATCTACATACTAAACTTTTTACTTGAGTATCAAATCCATTTATATTTTTAAAAGTATCTATTATATTTGCAGAGTCTGGAGATATTCCTTTTATAATACATGATTTACTTAAAAAATTGCCACTAGCATTAGAGGTATTAACCATTGAATAAGCTAAATCATTTCCTTCTGGAAACCATTTAAATCCTTTGTCTATAAAATCTAATTCTCCTATTAAATAAAAACTATCATTTTCCTCTAATTTATAATATAACCTTGAACCTACTATTCTTTTATTAAATGAATAACTACCTGAAGGATCTGCAAATGTATTTATATATGCATCAAAGTTAAATAAAATAGATCCTCCTAAAACATTTACTTTAGAAAAATTAACAGAATCTACATCTGCAAATGCAAAAGGTAACGACTCTTGTTTTTCGTCATCGTATAAAAAACTATAATGAAAACTATATAAACCCTCTTGGAATCCTTCTAATCCCGGATTTGTAGCAACAACTGGCCCAGCAACACTAAATCCAACACTCCCAGTAATGTTATCGTAAACACGAAGATCCCAAGCTGATATTCCTTCTCCACTTGCTCCTCCTCTATCTAAGTTAGTAATAGAAGAAACTAATAAATTCCAACAATCTGGCTTAATATCTGATTTAGGAAATACATTGTACATAAATTCAGACCCATCAGTTAATTGTATTTCAACCTTATCTAAATCGTTCCACTCAGCGGTTGTAATATAAAAACCAGTTATCATACTTTGATCTTCACTTACGTTATTATCAACTGATCTTGCTACGGAAACATAATCGTATGTTCCTGAAGTTTGCTCTGCTATAGTAACAGTTTGATCATTTAATAAAGGATATATTGTACTTGAATCGCTATCGGTAGAATTAGATGTTGTATAATTAGAAGCTGCGCTTGGATAATTTGCACTATACTGAACTCCAACTCTTAAATTAACAGCATTAGGAACAGCTACATCATCACCTGAGACATCAATTACATTACCAATATATTCAGACGCAGATGAATTTACTCCATTTGAATCGGAACCAACTTCTGGGTTAGATATTAAACATTTTCCTAATGTTGGAGAGTTTATATCTTGGTTTAAAGAAATCCAATTGTCTATTGCTGATGAATCTGCTCTTAAAGAATTAAAATACCTATTAGGTATATATCCATACCATTTCCCACTTTGACTAAAAGAACCATCTCCTATTCTTAGTATTCCATCAGAAGAATAAAAAACAGGATCATTTGTGTCTAAAGATATTTCTGCGGTACTCCAACCACCACTATCTTTTACATCAAAACTATTACCACCATCATCATAAACAATAATTAAAGATTCATTAGATAAAGCATTATTGCTTACTTTCCTATCAGAATCCATAACAAATAAACCTTTGTTATTTAATAGAGATATTGAATTTGATAAACTATTATTTAAAGAAGTTCTACCTAAAGTCTTTATTCTTCCTAAATTAGTTATTTTAACATCTTTTATATCGGAAGACTGAATTTCAGAAATGTCTCTAGGGTCTGCGTTTGTATTTAATCCACCATGAAACCCTTCTATCTTAAAGGTTTGTTTAGGCATTTGATTCTTCGTACTCTATATCTTCTATAATATATTGTTGAGCATTTTCTGGTAATTCACATAAACTGCAATCGGATTCAGAAAAATCTATTTCAGAATTAGAATCATGGTCAAAGACATCTAATCTTAAACCACCTTCTTTGCTTTCTAGTCTTTCAAAGTTATTGTCTATTCGTAGGTCTTCTTGGTATTGTTCCGATAAGGGACGA